AGGTGTTTGAACTCGTCTTCCATGTCGTCATCTCCTTTTTTCGACCGTGCCATTCATGCGCTTCCGCAGGGTTTTGTCAAACCCCCTAGACACAATCTTGCGTGAATTATTTTCAACTGTGCCCTGTTTCAGCAGGCGGTTGACCTTGGCAATGGCTTTGACGTCCGCCTTGGATTTGTCCCGGTGATGGGATCTGATCAGCGGTTGCCAGTTTCCCAGCTCATGACGGCCACCAAGGGCAATCGGGATGGTATGATCTATGTCCCACGGTTCATCGCCTATGGGCTCTCCGCAGCACGCACAGAGGCCTTTCCAGTCATCCCACACGGCTTGCCGCTGTTTAGTCGTGAAGCCGCGCCTCGGCGTCTTCTCCACCATAATCCGACCCACCGCTTCCCGCAGTCGGGCCAGTGTCTCGCGCTTGTGTTCGTTCATCCTCGAACGTCCTCACGTTGTTTTTCGCGCACCATGCCCTGATTAACTCGATCAGATCCGACATTTCAGAAACGGAGAGTTTTGAGCTAGATCGGCCCAGGTTCACAAAGCCGTTGTTGTCAAGATTAGGGACAATCCGCATCTCGGTTTTGAGCGCGGACATGAACAGCAGCTTCCAGTCGTCGGCAGATAACTTGACACCATGCCAAGGCACTTGCCGGGCAATGTCGGTTAGCAAATCGAAGAACAGCCTGTTCTGATCTAGCGTCCGCTTCGGGGCCTGAAACTGGATGCGGGTTCCCGGCGGTGCGTTCATACACCACCGGGCCGCTTGCTTCCGTCTGTCCTCACTGTCGAGCGTGACGGACGGGTTAGGCATTAAAAAGGCACTTCGTCGTCAAGATCCACAACGCGGCGAGGCGTCGCCGCATCGTCCTGCTTCTTTCGTGCAATCTCGATCTTGCCGGCAAGCATGGTGGGCGACTTCTGCCAGAACGCGACCTGATACTCGATCCCGTCCAGAAGCGCGGTCCCCTTCCAGTCTGGGGCCTTCTCGTTGCGCTTCTCTTTCTCCTTGAACACGGCAATATCGCCATCTCGCTTTTCATACGCCATTCGATTTTTCCCTTATCGTCATTTCAGTGCCAGGCCATGCCTCATGCACGGCTCGGATAAACTCAGCCAACGGCGGCGCGAAAGCCCTCGTCCATGTTGGCACCCGCCTCGTCGGCGTCGATTTCCTCCGCGCGAAGGTCGATCATATCGCGGATGGAATCCAGCCATGATTGCGGCAGATGCGCCGTGCGGGTGTCGAAATGCTCGCGCCACGCAATCAGATCAGCGGTTGACGCCTTGCCAATCTCCGCCTTGATGGTCACATCATCGCCGTCCTTCTTGGCTTGGGCAGATGACTTGCGGCCCGTGCTGATGACAGGTTCCGATTTGGCAACCGGCTTCGGCTTGGCTGCTGTAGCGGCTTCACCATCGTCATCGGCAGGCGAAACGCCCACAAATGCGGCCAGCGCATAGCGCCTGGCATAGCTCGTGGCAGATCCGTATGCCTGTGCGTCGGCCTTCCCGAGAGGGATTGTCAGCGACCCTCGAACCCATTGGCCGGACTTGTGGCAAAGCTGCGTGGTCATAGCCATACGGCCATCCACCAGCTCGCCGGGTGACTGGATGACGGATAGCCCGTTACTCGACAGGGCATCTCGGCAAGCGTCCCACACCCCGGCCAGATCGGCATACTTGGACCGGAAATGCGGGTTCTCCCGCGTCTTGAGCGCGTTCTCAATTTGACCCTGCGCGATTGCAAGGGCGGTTGCCAGATCGGCAATATTTTCAGATTGTTCCATTTTACCTCACAGAAGCCAGGATCAGACCCGCGAGAAGCGAGGCCATTCCAAGCGCGAAAACGATTGATGCAATCAGCATCGGCCAGCCGGCCCAGACGCGGCGAGGCATGAAATACATTCCGATGCCATCATTCCGCCGGAACGGTTCAAGAGCGCGGGGGGATAGGTCCATCACCCGGCTACCATCAGGACAACGGTCAGGGCGATAATCGCCATCAAGGCGAACGCGTCAAATGCAAGTCTCACGGCAGTTCCTCCATTTCCTGCGCGGCTAGTGCCGCCTCAATGTCTTCATCAATCCAAGCGGCCAGGCCGGCAGCGATGGCGTCAAGCGCCTCGGGTGTCATGGTGAAGTCGGGTTCTGGGTCAGTCATTGGTTGAACCTTTCGGCGTTTCGATGCGGTATCCCTGCGTCTTGAGCATTTCGATGATTGCTCGCGCTCCCCATCTTCCATTCCAATCCATGTCCATGCTGTCATCAATCGCGTCTGCGATGTCGTCCTCAAGGACGGTCCAGTCGTCGTCAGTCACAGTTGATCCTCGAAAACAGCTTCGGCCATCTCGTCCATCAGGGCGCTGGTGAGGTTCAGATACAGTTCCTTGACCGCGATAGGATCAAGACCCTTCACCAGATCGTAGGTCTTTCCGGCGTGTTCAAAGCCGATGGATTCAATCTCCACATCGTCGATGTAGTCGGGATGGCCGGGGCAGTTGTAGGAAGATGCCGCGCCTGGCGTCACCGTGCCGGAAACTTCAATCTCAATCTCAAGGTAAATCTTAGCCATTTCATCCTCGGGGTTCGCGTTGTTGTTGACCCGACCTTACTAGCGTCATCACCCATTGCAAGCGGAAAATGATAAGACCGCGCAACTTTTCTTGTTGACCTTTCCGCCCCTCGCACTAGGGTCAGTGACGAAAGGAGACAACATGACCAAACTCGAAAACTGGATGAGGACGCAGGTCCCCAAGGTGACGGATCAGCGGCTTGCCGATCTGGTCGGCGCTACCCGGCCCACAATCAGCGGCATCAAGAAGGGACACACGACCCCGACACTGGCAGTGGCCGTGCGGCTCATGGACGTGACGGGGCTGCGGGCGAGTGATTTTCTGGCGGGTGCGGAATGAGCCTTGCCGACTATCACGCGGCGATTGCGGCAAAGCGGATTGCGTTTCAGGACTACGGGTTTGATGAAGCCCCAGACCTGAACCCCGCAATGTTTCCGCATCAGCAGGCTGTGACAAAGTTTGCACTGGAAAAAGGGCGTTCGGCTCTGTTCCTTGACACCGGCCTCGGCAAGAGCCTTTGCGCGCTTGACTGGGGGCGATGCGTGGTTGAGCGGACTAACTTGCCGGTCCTGATGCTCGCCCCGCTGGCCGTGTCTGGACAGCACCAGCGCGAGGCGGAAAAGTTTAGCATCGATGCTCGGGCTATCCGAGAACCTTCCGAGATCAATTCGCCTAGGGTCTATATCACGAACTATGAGCGCCTGGGGCATTTCGATCCTGCCGACTTTGGCGGGGTGATTTTGGATGAAAGCTCTATCATCAAGTCATTCAACGGCAAGACGGCTAAGGTTCTGATTTCATCTTTTGCAAGCACGCCATTCCGTCTCGCTTGCACGGCCACCCCCGCCCCGAATGACCATACCGAGCTAGGCCAGCACTCCGAGTTTCTGGGCGCAATGTCTCAGAGCGGGATGCTGACGCGGTGGTTTCTACATGACAGCGCAGACACCGGGACATGGCGTCTCAAGGGTCACGCGGTCACTGACTTCTGGAATTGGGTTTCCAGTTGGGCGCGATGCGTTTCCAAGCCTTCTGATCTGGGGTTCTCGGATGACGGATTTGAGCTCCCGCCACTGAACATGCAACGCCATATCGTCAAGGCCGATCGGTCGATTGACAGGGGCCATGAGAAGGACGGACAGGCCAGGCTGTTTCGGATCGCTGATACGTCTGCAACGGCTATCCACAAAGAAAAGCGCATGACGGTGGATGCTCGGGCGGAACTGATTGCGGGGCTTGTCGCGGCAGAACCCGATGAGGCTTGGGTAATCTGGTGCGATACCGATTATGAAGCCGACGCGCTGATTGCCCGCATCCCTGATGGCGTTGAAGTTCGGGGGTCTATGTCACCCGATATGAAAGAGGAACGCCTTACCGCGTTCTCCACCGGCAAGGCCCGCGTCATTATCACAAAGCCTGGAATTGCAGGGTTTGGCCTCAACTGGCAGCATTGTGCCAGGATGGCGTTTGTCGGGCTCTCGTTCTCATATGAGAGCTTCTATCAGGCCGTCCGTCGCTGCTATCGTTTCGGACAGAAAAGACAAGTTGACGTGCATGTGGCGTGTGCGGACACTGAAGAAGCAATCTGGAACGTGGTTAGCCGTAAGGCCGGAGACCATGACGCCATGAAGCGCGAAATGACCCAGGCAATGAAGCGCGCGGCCCTGATTGCCCACGAGCAGGCTCCATACAACCCAACTGTGAAACTTGAACTCCCGGAGTGGATCTAATGAATGACGTTCTTAATGCGGTCAAAGGCGACCGTTTCTATGCCGTCAATGCGGACTGTGTTGAGTTTGCATCTAGCCTGCCTGATGCGTCGGTCGGGTTCTCTGTTTACTCGCCTCCCTTTGCTCACCTGTTCGTCTATTCGGACAGTGAGCGGGATATGGGTAATGTCGCGGACGAGGCAGAGTTTAAGCGGCTCTATGCCCATCTGGTGCGCGAGAAGCTGCGTATCACCAAGCCTGGGCGTCTGACTGCCGTCCACTGTTCCGACATTCCGCGCACCAAGTCGCAACATGGCGTGGTCGGGCTCTATGATTTCCCGTCCGATATTCGGGAAGTCCATGAAGCCGCCGGCTGGACCTTCCATTCCCGCATCACGGTTTGGAAAGACCCAGTGGTGGAGATGCAACGGACCAAGGCGCTCGGGCTTCTCTACAAGCAGATCCAGACCG